TTTGTAGCACCAGCTGCTGCAGACTTTGTATTAAACTCTGGAGCATTACACGCACCAGTAGACCCTTCTTCTAATGTAGAAGATGGAGTAGACCCTGATTCTAAAGATTTTAGAATTGAAATGAGCTCTAGTAGTTCTAAAACAGATGGACTATGGCCAGAAGGAAATTATGCTATTGGAGTTAGTTATGTATATTTTGGTGGACAAGAGTCACTATTAACTAATATCTCATCTCCCATTGCTATTGCAGATGCTCAATATTTTATAGCTAGTATGACTATTGCAGATGATGCCTTAAACTCTTTCTTACAGGGAATGAGAATATATGCAAAGAATTTTAATAATCCAGATGATGAATATAGATTGTTACTTGATGTTAACTTTGAGTTAGGTTCCAGAGTATCCTTAGCGAATGAATATGATGCCTTTATAAACAAATCAGGGTATGTGGTAACCAATGACACCAATAACAGTGCTACCGATGCTAGAGCCTATGCTATCAAATCTCCCGCACTAGATACTTATTCTACTATTAATGGATTTCCACCAGAAGAAAAAGCAATTACATTTAATGGAGCTGAAGCATTTTCATATAAGACAGCTACTGTTGCTAATCAAAGAGCATTTGTAGGAAATGTATTGTATGTGAATGACGAAGGAGTTCCAAAAGAAATGGGAGATAGAATACAATACACTCCTGTTAGAAAGTATGATACGTTTCCACAGACATATTATTTAGATGTAGGAACAAACGATGGTGACGCTATTGTTAAAATTATAGAGTTTGGAGACAGACTCTTTGTATACAAAAAAAATAAATTATTTATTATTAACATTGCATCTGGTTCTGATGCTGGTTGGTATGTAGAGGGAGAGTTTGAAAACAGAGGTATCAGTCACCCTGCTGCTGTGGCTAAATCAGATTTAGGATTAGTTTGGGTAAATGAAAATGGAATGTTTAGTTTTTCAGATACTGTAAACAAACTAAGTGGAGCCATAGACGAAGATACGTGGGCAACTAATATAGTTGCTACAAGTTGTTCTGTTGGATTTATACCAAAAACAAATCAAATATTAGTTATAGGAGATTCTACTTCTACTGTTGATAAGGGATATATATATGACATTGGAACAAAGTCTTTTGTTAACATAGATATTGCTAACACTTTAGTAAATAAAAAAACTACGAACTTAGTTACTTACAACCAAGAACTAGTATGTATGGAATTAACCACAGGAACAACTGCTGGAGCAGGTAGTAATGATGTCTATACTGTTAAAAGATTTAACACAGACCCAAAAGCACAAACAATAGATATACAAACTGGAGAGATTGACTTAGGAGAACCTTCAGTAGATAAAAAGTTTTACGCAGTTTATGTAACACATAAGAATGCAGATGATTTAGTTATTACTGGTGGATTTGAAGGTGCTGCACCAACAACAAACATCTTTGATTCAAATACATTTTCAACAAGTAGTGCAATGGTAACTACAAAGTTTAAGGTGGCTAGTGGTTCTAGGGTTAAAAAGAAATCAATACAGCTAAAGATATCAGGAGATTCACAAGCTGATTTTGAAATACAAGACATAACAATAGTTTTTAGGTCTAGAGGAGTAAGAGGATGACATTAGTTAAAGGAAGAGCAGTATCTGGAACAAGCAAACAAGTTAAACGTGGACCTGTATCTGTTAATCAAATGAAAAATGGTGAAGAGATATTACAATACCACAAAGGAAGACTAAAAGTAATACGAAAAGAATTTGGTAAAATATTTGAACTAGAGTATAGTAGTCCAGAATTACAAGAATTAAAAACATTTGCAAAGTTTTCTGATATAAAGAAACCAGCAAGAGATGCTATTAAAATATTTTCTGGTGGAGTTAGAGCTGGTACTGGTAAAAAGTTCTATGGTTCTGTACCTGATGCTGGAGATTCAAATGTAGTAGGGGGAGAATTTGAAGTTGCTCCAGATGGAGAAAGCTTAATTTTAAAATAATATGAATAATAATACACAAACTAATAGCATATTTAATAGAGTAGTTCTTGCATTCATAGAGGATAAAGTGTTAAATTTATCCCAAAGGTTTATTAAAAAAAATAGAGGGGAACACCTAGATGTCCTTTAGTCCTAGAGTTCATAAGAAAAATAATATTAAGTATAGTAATGCTGCATCAAATGCACTTCTTAATTTAGCACAAACTAAAGCAGCTGAAACTATTATACTTGAAAGTATGCTTCAATCAAGATTAGATAAAATTGAAAGGGCTAAGAAAAAAGGTAAAAAGTTTGGAATGTTTAAAAGTATTGTTAGTAAAATTATTCCAGGAAAGTTAGATGATGCAATACTAAGCATTGCCGATGCTGCATATAAAGATAGATTAAGGTCTTCCGCTTTTGGAGGAATCGATACAGGTGAAGTAACTTTATTAGCAGATGCTGCAAGAGAGATTGACTCACAAGCTAGAGGATTTTCAGAAGACTTAATGAAAGATATGAAATTTTCTTCTAGTGCAAAAAACTTTGTGTCTGAAAAAATGATGGCTCAACTAGCAGAGCTTCCTGAAATAAAAAAAGCCCAAGATAAGTTTAATAGTTTAGGCCTTAAAGAAAAATTTATACCTAAGAATATGTTAGACTTTGTTAAGTCTGCCAGTGATACCACTGCTCAGTTTATGAAAAATCCTGTAGGATTTATGAAACGATATGAACGAGACCCCATCACAAAAGAATTACAATATAAAGGTACAGCTTCGTTAAATAAATTCTTTAGTTCTACAGTAGAGTCAGAAAGAAAAAAATACCAAAATGAATTTAACAGGTTAAGAAAAGAAGCTGGATTAGACATGAGTGTTTATAATATGTTAGAAACACCAGAAGTAGACCTGCAGTTTAGAATGGATACTGAAATAGATGAAACATTATATGACTTTGGGGTTGCCAGTGTGGATGTTCCGTCAGCATTAGATGTTATTACTCAAGAAACTGATGCAGGTAGTTTAATGTTGGACAATACTTTATTACAAGATATAAAACAAGGGTTACCTGAGCCTACTCCAGAAGCTATGGGATTATCTCAAGAGATAGAAAGTATGGTGCCTGAACCATCTATTGATTTACTTAACCCTAATTTTAGTTCACAACTTTCAATGTCTTCTAACACTAATTTACCAAAAGAAGTAAGAGAAGATATTTCAAATTTACCTTCAGGTGTTTTTTATAATGTAGATGAGCTGTCTAGAAATAGTGGAAAGTTTCATAGACAAGGACAGTTGGGTGCAATGAGAGATTTTGTAGATAATTTTGGTACATATGGTCCAGGAGATAATGACCCTAACGCTGTTGTAAAAATACAAGACGCTTTTAATGTTTTTAGTAAAAAGTTTAATGAATCAAGAGGGTATAAACTTAACCCAGTTACAGGAAGATACGAATAATGGCCTCAAATTTAAATAGTCTGTTAGCATTAGGTAGTCTTGAGGGAGCACAAAATAATCTTAAGAAAAAGAAAAACCCTCAGTCTTTTTATAATACTCCTTTTGAAGAAATGAAACCTATCAATACAAACCTTGAAGGGAACATGGGAGGCAATAATTTTGGTGAACCTATACAACAACAACCATCTTTAAATATTCAAAGCCCTTCACAAATGTCAGCGTCATTGCAAATAGATGCTATCGGTGGTCAGGCTCAAGGATTCTCAGGTATGTTTGGACCAGACCAAGCAGGAGATAACTCTGGATTTACAGGAGGCGGTTCATATGGAGATATAGACCCAAATGATACAGGTGCTACACCACCAGCAGGAGGATTTTCTGGAGCAGGTTCAGAGGGTGCAGGAGGGTTTAATGGATACCAGCCTTTCTCTACTTCACAAGAATCTTTATTTAGTTCTTTCTTTGGTGGGTTACAAGACCCTTATAGAAGCCAAATTACTTCAGCAACAGGAGCAGACAGTGAGGGTGGAGCAGCATTATCATTAAAAGAATTAGCAGACTTAGCTGGATTTGACACAAGCAAATTAAGTGCGACAGATTATGAAGCCTTAAGAAAAGCGGGTATTTTACAGTTTGCAAACTATATGGAAGGTACTGGAGAGCAGTTACAAAATTTACAATCCTATAGAACCATGTTACTAGATACAGCAACAAAAGAAGGAACGTTCCAAGTAGGAGGACTATTGGGAATGGTAGAGGAAGAATCTGCATCAGGACTTCAGTCAGGTAGACAGTCAAGAAGAGGAAAGCAAGCACGTAAAAGTCTTAGAGATGCAATGAAGACTCAGCTACTTGGAGGAGAAGAAGCTTATCAATCAGAACTTGACAGCTTGAGAGGTAGTGTTGTAGGAGGATTACAAGAAGGACTAGCTAATATAGCAGACAGTGTAATTGGATTGAATGCAGACTTAGGAACAAAATTAAAAGACTATAGCTATCAAGACCCTACTATGACAGGCGGAGCTACTACTCAAAATTATACAGGTGGAGTTCCAGGAAATTATCAAAGTGTATATAATCAGTATGATATAAGCAATCAAGATATGGGACAGATACAAGGATTTATTTCATCTCAGTTTGCTGCTAATGGTTCCTTCCCAACATCTGATGATGTTAAATCTTACATAACTGGTACGCTAGGATATAGAAGTGGTTCAGACGAAGAGCAACAAGAAGGCGATTACTATTAAAGGAAAAAATTATGGCAAGTAACCCACTAGCAGGACTATCAAGATATATTAACGTAGAGTATGACGAACCAGAAACTAATGTTGTTGACTCTATCTTTGGTACATACTCAGAAAGAATGGACCGAGATATTGCTAAAGCTAATATTGGATTAGAGAGAGAAAGACTAAGATATAATGCTGACTTAGCACAGACTCAGCAACAACAAAAACGTATAGATACAGGTAGAAGAAATTTAAACACTGACATTATTAACACCCTTAATGTAACAAAAGGTTTGCCTTATTTTATGAGAGAAAAACAAGTATCAGGAATAGCTAGTAGCTATGTTGATATTTTAGGACAAGATGTTGTAGATGAAGTGGTGGGTGTATCTAACCCTCTGAGTTTGGCTAAAGGTGATGGATACGCTGGAAAATCAAAAGCTAATTATGAAACTATTCAAAAGATGAGCAGTGTTAAAAATCCAGAAGAATTATTAATACTTGAGTCAAACTTTAACTATGATGCAGACCAGCTTGAATCGTTTAAACTTAAAAGAAAAGAAACCGCTCAAACAATAATGAGAGAAAACCCAGATGTAGCTGAACTATGGAGAGAAGCAACTGGTAGATATAATGCATATGACAAAACGTATGGAGATATTGTAGGAAAAAATAAAAGTCTGAAAGCACAGCTAGGACTTCTTCCAAGCGGTCTAATGGACACAGAAGAAAATATGAGAGATAGAATGAACACAGTTATGGGTCTGGAAAGTTTATCTGTAGAAAATGGAAATACATGGAAAGACACAGAAATGGGAAAAACAATACTAGCAAATGAAACTTTCTTAGTTAATGCTGACAATGCAATGTTATCTTATGACAGATACAAAAAAAACCCTTTCTTATTTATAAAAGAAAATATAGATATGCCTACAGGTCCTTCACCTGAAATTCTTGAAATACAAAGTAACATATCTAAATTAATGGAAGACTTTCCCGATGATGTAAAGTTAAACTTAGACTTAGGTTCAATTTTCCCTATGAAAAACATTGGACTTAGTGAAGAGCAGATAGCAATGAGAGACACTGAAGGTAATGTTGATGTTGCTAAAATGGTTGATGGAAAGTTAGTTCCTATAGTAGATGGAGCTCTTCAGTATGGTAGCCGTGAAGAACTTATGAGTTCAATGTTTCCTAATACTTCAGACACTACAGCGGTAGCACAACCTGATACTATGGTAACAGCACAACCTGATACAGTAGAAGCTGACCCTTTAAGAACAGTAGACACTGACAATATTTTAAGCAATAAAACAGTAGAGGTAGACAGTGGTGTGTACCCTTCTCCAAAACAAATGTTCGATATAATGGGAATGGCAGAATCATCAGGAAACCCAGACTCTACTAGAACAAATGACAACGGGACACTAGACTCTGGTTTAGTACAAATTAATTCATCGAATGTTTTAGAGCCTGGAAATGAATTTGGAGGAAAATCAAATATGATAATTTCAGAAGGACTACCAGGTGCAGGTGAACCAGACCCTCTATGGGCAAAAGCACAGACTATGTTTAAAGAAGAAATACCAGACTGGGAAAAACTAGACGATGCTGGTAAAATGGAAGCCGTAAAAAATATGACAATTCAAAAGAAATTTTTTGATATGTGGTATCCAGTAAGGCCTGCAGATTTTAGAGGATTGCCAAGAGCTATGGAATTGTATAATAAAAACAGACCACTACAAAGTTTAAATCAAGTATCTGATGTATCACTAGGAAATATGTCTTCTGATGATGTAGTAAGAACAGAGCTAGACAGTCTTGGAATTACTGCTGGTGGACAAAATGTAGAATATAATTTTGAAGAGGCTTCTTCAGATAGCACGAGGTAACTATGCCTCATGAACCAAACCATCAATCTGGTAGCAAATATCAACTAAAGGGACCTCAGTATACTGAGCCTGACTTTTCTATAGGACCAGAACCACAAGAAGAAGAACCAAAGTTTAGCATCTTTATGCCTGACTATCTTTCTGATATGTTTAAGTCTGGATACAATCAATCTATTACTGCTAATGCTATACACTTATTAGGAGAGGGAGAAGCAGAGGGTGCAAAAAAGATGGATGCCTATGTGCCTGACATTATGAGAAAGCATGAAGTCTCTGATGATTTTAGTCAATACGATGAGAGTATGTTGTTTGATATAGGGTCAACCCTTGTAAGTATTGTTGCCGATATTCCTACAATAGCCGCTGCTACTTATGCGTCTGGTGGAGCTGGATTTGTGCCAGCTGCAGGAGCTAAGGTTGCTCAAGTTACTGCTCTTGCTGCTAGGCTTGCACCAAAGGTAGCACAAGGTGTAATAAAAATGCAAAAAGGTTTTAAGAGTGCAGGAGTTGGAGACAAGGTTATTAATAAACTATCAAAAAGTGTGTATGAAACTCTTAGCAACCCAACTAATTTAGTAATGCAAGGAAATACGTTGGGTATATATAGTGCTACTCATGATATAGTGGGACAAAAAGTATATAATGAGGATGGTGCATCATGGCAAAACAAGGTAGACTATTTACAAGCTGTTGATGCTGGAGTTGCAGGGTGGAAAGGTGGAGCCGCATTCCCTATTGGTGCTGCTATAGGTAAACCAATAGTTGGCGGAACCCTATCTAAGTTTGCACCTGGTACTAAATCAGCTGCGGTATTGCAAAAAGTTGGAGGAGAAGCAGGGGACATATTAGGTGGAGGATATGCTTTTGTTGTGCCTGAGTATGGAATAGCACCACCTGCCGAAGCATTGTATCATTCTATTGGTGTTGTTGCAGGATTAAAAGGAATGCAAGGTACGCAAAAACAAATAAGAGAAAGAGTTCTAAATACTAATAAAGCCTTTGACATAAATCTAACAGATACAGAAATAGCAAGAGCTCAAGATATAATAGGGGTAAAGATAGAAACAGAGGTAACAAACTCTAATTCAGTATACGGTAGGGATGGAGTAGAGGTAAGAAAGATAGGAGTTACACCTAAGAACAATGCTAAATACCAAGAAGTAAAGCAAGATGGAACTGTTGGCCCTACAAAATATATGAACAATAATAAGTTTCATAAAAAATATAATGTTGAAAATATAGAATCTTTACCAGCAGATACTATAAGAAAAAGAATTGAAGAGCTGGCAACAGACTTAGGAGCATCAAGTTCCAAAGCAAAAAGTGAGTTATACTATGATGGGATGCCACCCAAAGGATTGACAGAAGGACAAACTGGATTAAGCCGTATGTCTTCAGGTAAACAATATGAACTGTTTAAAGATTTAAAAGCACAGAAGATTATGACTGATTATATGAGAGACATATCAGTATCAAAACTACCACCAGCTAGACTTCCTATGATTGGAAAAATAGTTGATATGCTTACATTAGATGTACCTTTTATGCCTGAAGCTATAAAAAGAATTAGAAGTAATGCAGCCAGAATAAATAAAAGAATAGACTCAGACCCTTTTGCTAGAGATATGTGGAGAAAGTTTAATGCACTACCTTCTAAGATTCAAGCTATACAAGGTAGAATCCTATCTGATGCTGGGGTAATAGATTATCTTACTAATAAAAAAATAGATGGAGTCCGACTAACAAACGATATATTAACAGGAGTAAAAGATAATCCTGTCGTTAATTCAGTTAGAAATGTGTATGACTTTTTAGGTGGAAGACTTAGAGAAAAAGGTATCATACCTAAAGAAGTACCATTAGAACCAAACTATCAGCCGCACTACCCAAGACAATCTGTAATGGAAGCGTTACAAAGCTTACAATCTAAGATAGCTAACAGCACTTTTAAATTTGAAGGTAGAGACGAATACCTTTCTTTTGTTAAGGAAAACAATAGAGCTGTAGAAGGAAATAAAAAACTGTCTGAAGCTGAAACAAAACTAGTATCAAAAGTATTACAAGATTGGATGAAGACTGAGAAATCTGTAGGAGCTGTTAAGTATGTACAACAGTTTGTAGATAAAAATACAATTACAAAAGGAAAGACAAAAGAAATTCAGTGGGACAAAGCATTCAAAGAAATTAATCAGCATTTAAATACCGTAGGTAATAATTCATTTCACAACTTTACAAAAGGTAGAACAACACAAATTAAATGGGATGTAGAAAAAGGTGGATACGATGTTGACATTTTTGAAACAAATGCTTTTAAAAATTTAGAGAAATATAGTAGAGATGCTGCAGAGTCTTTGGCTATTAATGAGCAGTTTGGTACTAACTTTGAAGTGTACAAGAAAACAATAGAACAATTAGAGATGCAAGGGAAAGACCAAGATGTTACAGCTCTTACTGATATGTATGATGCGACTTATAACTATAGAAAGTTTTGGACAAAGCCATTAAACAGTAAACCTTGGGATGTTGCAAGAACAGTAACAGAAAAATTAAACTATGGAGTAGAAGCAATAAACAATGTCTTCTCTGGGTTATTAGTTTCTTTTGGATATGGTCCTGCGTATAATGTTACTCAGCCATTGATTTCTTACAACGCAGCTGTAGGGTATATGCCTAGTGTTAAGTCAGGATTAAAAAAGTTGACTGCAGAAGGTAGGAAAGAACAAAAAAAGATGTTAGATGAAACTGGAATGACACTTCAAGGAGATAAAGAATTGTTTGAATTAACTCATGGTACATTTAATGATGTAAATTCTTTTCACAGAAATTTTGCAGCTTGGTCAGCTAAAAGAAGTTTACTTTCTTTAGGTATAGATGTATCAACTACGTCAGGAGCTAGAAGGTTAAGTATGCAAGGTTCTACACAAAAAGTACACGAGTCTGCTGTGCTTGCAGGGTTTGAAGCAATGAACGATTTAATGATTACTGCTAAAACAGGAAGTAACCTTTTTGAAAGAACTTTTTATTCTGATAAAATAAAAAAGAAAATGGAAGCTGATACACTAGGTAAAGAAGAAGTCGCAGGTTCTAATGCAGTTGAAAGAAGAAAAGCTTGGGCTAGAGAAAAATTACTTACAGATTTTAATATTACCTATAGTGGTTCACCATTGACTAGGAAACAAGCAGGGGATGGAGCAATATTTTTTGCAGATAAAACACAGTTAAAAAGAAATGTAGCTGATGAAGCATATTATATGTCACACCCAATGAGTAGAAATGCTTTTAGATTAAAATCGTTTGTTATAAAACAAACAAAGTTAACTCACGATTTAGTTGCCAGACAATTACAGTATGGTAATGCAGTTCCATTATTAAGAATACTTGTAGCTGGAGCAGCTGGTACACAATTAATTAAATTTAAAAGATTGTTAGAATCAACATTAAGTGGAGAAGATGTGATTACTAGACAAGATGAAGATAGTATGATTGATGGAGTTGTTGCTATAGGTGCGGGTGGTTATGTTGCTGATTTAAGTACTGCTGATGATATTTTTAAAGCTTTACAGTTTCAAGCAGAGCCGTTGTTCTGGGCTATCGGTAATGACATAGCTGATGATATATCTAAATACTATCATGAAACAAGATTGTTAGATATGGAAGACCAACTTTCCTCAGCATCATCAGAATTATCTAAATATTTAGGTGGACCAGCAAGGGCTACTGTTAGAAGGTTAGAAGGTTTTAAAGAAAAAAGAGATAGGTTAGTTTATATTAAAGGTTTAAAAGAAAAAGAAATTACTAACTTATGGTTGAAGGCTCAAGATATGCAGAACGAATCTGATAAAGAGAAACTATTAGATAAAGCTCAGAAGAAAGCAAGAGAATGGAATCAAGCTTACGGTGCCTACGGAGTTACAATAGGTGATGATTACTCCTCTATTTATAATATGGTAGTTAAAAAAAGATTAGCTGATTTAAAAAGAGAGCAACAAAAAGAAAAAGAAAGAAATAGATAGTACTTTTAATTTTTTCTACACTTTTCTAAAATTTTCCTTACGAGGATAGGCCTATACGGCCATAACTTTTTCTATTGGATATAACTATCGAGTAAATATACTTAAGACTATAGAGATATAGCCTCGTGTATCATTTATCATTTTCGTATTTTTCGTGCAATTCTAGCATGACACCAGCTAAATAGACACACAAATCAAGAACTTCTTCTATGCTTTCCTTAAGATTGTCCCTACTTCCATCGATTGGAACTTGTTCACCATACTTT